ACTCGCGGATCATCCATAATAGGCTGTGGCACCACGTACTCACCCTTATGCACATATCCCGCTACCTCATAGCGTCCACCATCACCGGTATAGCCACCTTCTGCATATCCGCTTTTTACCGTCCTGGATGCAGTCGGCGTACTCTTTGGACTACTGGAGGAGCTACCGCCAGACCTAGAGGGTTGCATGTTCTTGATTCTGTCGCGCTCAGCCTTGGCGCTGGCCAGCTGCATAGCTCCCGTTACACCCATCAGGGCGGCGGCTACCGATCCGGCGATAGGTCCCAGCTGTGAATAGGCCATCATGATAGATACTGCAGTGTCCGCTATGATCTGTGAGCACTTGACGGCGAAGTTAACGTCCGCGTATTTCTTCTGGATCTCCAGCTTTTCGTTTTCTTTCTGCTCCTCCAGTTCTGCCGTATCCTCGCCGTTATTCTCAGCCTCACGGATCAGTACGTCATACTTCGCATCTACAGCGTCCATTTCATACTGCTGGATAGCGTCCACCATCGATGAACTCAGTCCGCTATAGTAGTCGAAGTATTTCTTTACGTTCTTTGTCTGGAGCTGTAGTTTCTTTTTCTGGAACTGCTCTTCGCTGATATATTCCTGGTTCAGCAGTTGCTTATACTTTGCCAGCTCGTTATCGTACTCCTGCGCCCAGGTGACGCCCAGTTCCTGCTGCAGCTGGTACACCTGTTCCTGGTACTCATAGTTTATCTGGCTTATCTCAGCCTGTTTCTGTCGCTCCAGCTCCACGGTATCCAGTCCTGCCTGCTGAGCTATCTGTATCATGGCGTCGTAGGAGGCCTGCACGTCAGCTATCATCCTGTCGCGCTGCTGTGTCATTCCGGCCAGGCCTATCGGGTTAGCCTGCTCCATTTCGCGGATCTTCTGGATAGTACGAGCACGGGCGGCCAGAAGGTTATTGTCAGCTGCTATTACGGCGTCGTTGGCTTCCTTCTGGATCTTTTCCCGCTTCTCGTTACCATAGATATCGATACCAGCCACACACTCCTGATAGTCGCGGGCTATCTGTGCCATCTGGCTACTGTGTGCCTGTTCCACCTCCAGCATGTAGGCGTTATGCTGTCCCTTTGTTATCTTTCCGTTCTGCAGGGCCTGGTCCATGCTAGCCTTCTGCTGCTGATAGTAGGCGTTTTCAAGTGCTATCCTTTTGTCGCGGTGCTCTTTCTCCCTGGCCAGCAGAGTATCTTCCATATCGTCCTGGGCTGCTATCAGATCTGTAGCGGCCTTGGCTGCTGCCTCCTTCTGTTTTGTCAGCTCCTCCTTATTGGCGGCTGCAGTCTTTTCTCCCAGCTCCTTGATAGCCTCCAGACGGGCCGTAGCGTAGCGCTCGTTTTCCTTGACTTTCTCCAGTTCGATTTCCGACTGTAGCTTATTCTCCTCGCGGCCTTGCTGTGCTATCAGGGCCATACGCTGGTCATGCTCAGCCTTTAGCTCTTTCAGCTTCTTATCCGTAGGTGATTTCTTATCCTTCTTATCGTCGAAGCGGTTACCACCTCCACCGCCACCGTCTCCGGCGTCGCTCGTAGGCTGGCTTTCCAGCACCTTCTTAGCCAGGGCCGCTATCGTCTTATTACGCTCCTCTATCCTCTTAAGGCCTTTTTCCAGTTTATCCTGGCGATCCTCGTACTCTCGAATATAATCATAGTCTACACCAACATTACCTACACCGGCATTTTGTACAAAAGCGTTGGCACTAGAGACGCTTCCAGCCCGTTCTTTCTGTACATTATATTTCCCCTTGTTCTTATTAACGTAGTTCGTGTCGGCATTTACGCCTCTCTGATCCTTGTAGTTTTCCTGTTCCAGTTTCTCGATTTCCTTTTCATAGACGCGGGCCTTAGCGCTGGCTATGATATCTTTCGTCAGCTGCTTGTATGCTTTGCTGGCCTTTCCTGCCAGGATCTCCTCAGTAGTCAGTTTGTCGAAATAACCAGGATATTGTTTTTTCAGCTGGTCCACCAGCTTGATACGCTCCGACATTTTGGTATTCTGATCCTGTGTGGCCTTATACAGTCGCTTGGCTCTGCTCAGATCGCCCTGTGCGTCCTTTTCAGCCTGTGCAGACAGTCGGCTTAACCTGTTCTGTATAGTCTCTGTCTCCTTGGCTTTCTTGTTCCATTGCGTCAGTGCTACGATGACGGCAACGATGGCGGCGGCTACCAGTGCGTAGGGGTGTTTTGTCAGTGTGGCATACAGAATACGTAGCCGTGCTGTCAGCTTACTGCATCCGGTAGTAGCCTGCATGAGACTGACGGCATGGGCGCGATCAGCGGCGGCTGCAGCTACTGAGGCCTTTACCTTGTTATACAGTTCTACAATATTGATTTTAACGGCAACAGTGTAGGCTGTCACAGCTGCAAGCAGGGTATATGTGTACAGTGAATACTTGTTTATAAAGTCTATCAGTTTACCTATCCCGTTTATCAGCCAGGTAACGCCGTCAATCATGGCGCGTATCGCTCCCCTGCTCTCATAAAAACGTAGTACGACGCCCTCCAGTGTTGACTGTAGGATATTGAGCGATCCGCGTACGTTGTCGCTCATTTCATCTACCATCCCGTCGAAGGCCTCCGTACAGTCTGTTACGCTATTACGTAGATCTGTCAGTGTCTGGCCTCCTTTAAGGAACGTCTGGAAGGCTGCCACGCTACGCTTATCTGTCAGTTCCAGGGCCTCTGCCAGGTTTACGCCGTCTTTCTCCAGCTTCTGCAGTCCGTTAACCAGGTCGTCTAGGTTCTTGACAGGAGCGCCCAGGGCCTTAGCCAGTTTTCCGCTGCTGTCGGCCATATTCAGCATGATATTACGGGTAGCTGTCGCGGCGCTGGAGGCGTCGAAACCACTGTTAGCCAGAGCGCCCAGCAGGGCTGTAGTCTCCTCGATGGTGAAGCCGAAGGCGTTAGCTACCGGTCCCACTGTTGACAGTGCGCTTTGTAGGTATGTGAATGACAGCGCCGATTTCGTGGTACCTACGGCCATCGTAGCCAGCAGTTCCCCTGCATCCTCAGCGTCCCTCTCGAAGATACGCAGCGCTGATCCTGCCAGGGCGGCGGCGCTTGCCAGATCGGTATCTACGGCCTTGGCGAATTTCAGTACCTCCGGTGTCATGGCCGTTATCTGATCCTTGGCGAAGCCCAGCTTAGCCAGCTCGATCTGCAGCTTGGTTACTTCACTGGCCGTATAGCTGGTAGTCGCTCCCAGTTCCTTAGCCTGATCTGTCAGATCCTTTATCTCTGCCTTCGTTGTTCCCAGTACAGCTGCCAGCTTTGAGTTCTCGGCCTCGAAGTCGATAATAACGTTTATGGCGTTCTTGAAGGTGTCAACGATCTGTCCTGTGATGATCAGCCCCAGGCTCCAGAGTGTTCCCCTGATAATTTCCGTAATCTTATCCAGGCTTCTGAGTGATACACCTAATCCACTGCTCCCCTTGGAGGCCTTACCCATTGCTTTCTCCACCTCGTTAAGTTCCTTTTGCAAGGCCCTGTATTTCTCAGGTTCCAGGTTCTTAACGGTATTTCTCAGTTCTGTGCGGAGACGCTTAGCGGCTTTTTCCAGCTGTGCGGCGCTCATGTTCGTCTTATCCAGACGCGATTCCAGCAGTTTCAGCTTTTCGCCGTTCTCGCGGACTATAGCGTTATTTTTCTTAAGCTCATTGTTAAGGTTCTTATACTCAGCAGTTCCGGCCTTGCCTTGTTTCTCCAGATCGCGCATTTCCTTACGGAGGGATTTATTACTCTCCTTAAGTTCCTGGTTCGCTTCTGTGATGTTGTGTATCTCTTTCTGTACGCCGTCAGCCTTTAGCTGTAGGGTCCACGAGATATAATCTGATTTTATCTTTGCCATGATCGTAGATTTTTACGGCAAAGATAATCTGTTCGCGCGTGTGCGTAAAGGACACAAAAAAAGTCACCGTGTATGGTGACTATTATAGTAGAAGGGTGCTACTTCATTCTCCGTATAAGGATCCCAGATAGTAACAGGCTGCCATCGTTACAGGTATCGATACCAGCGGTGTGAGGCAGACTGTCAGGAAAAGATATATTCCCCATCCGATAACAGTAGACGGTCTGTAATCGTATGAAGTGCAAGCATACGCCAGTGTAGCCAACACGTAAAGGAATATAGTCACTGCATCCATAACTTATATATTTACACTGCAAATATACAAATAATATTTGAAACTACCAAATATTTTCTGGAAAATCTGCTATCTGAGTGTGGCGCCTGCCTCTACCAGCTGTTTTCTGACCTGTTCCGCTATCTCGTCTGTGTATCCGTACTGGATCCTACGTCGTGCCTCTCCCATGACGCCGAAGATGACGCGGTTATAGATCTTGTTATTACCCTTGGCCTTCATATCCAGGAAACGGATATACAGCGGTACGTCGGACGTCGTTACGACGCCCTGGCCATCCACGTTTACCGTGAAATTCGGTGCTGTCAGCGCGTCTATCAGGTGTCCCGTCTTCCTCAGCGGTTTGTCCTGTGCTATCTCCGCCTGTTTCCGGAATACCTTTTCTACGCCTCTGGTTATCTGCTGCAGCATGAGGTCCCCTAGTTCTGACATACGCTGTTACGCATTAAAGGTAAAATCTATCATCCATCCTGCCAGCACATTATACCACGTCGATACGGGTATCATACGGATACTGTTAATATCGACGCGTCCCAGTACCGGACAGTACTGTGCCATATCCTCCAGGATATAGCCGAATATGCTTTCTATATACGGCTGTATCTCCTCGATGCGCTGGTAGGATCCTCCCCGCTGCGGGTCAAACTTCCCAGCCAGTATCACTACGCCCTCGTTCTTGTGTTCGTAGTCATCTACGGTCTGTCCGTCTGTCTTCACCTCAGGCACCAGCATAAAGAGTACCAGGCTGTTAGCCTTGATACTTTGCACCTTTTTACTGATATCCTGCTCTACCGTCATCGGTACCACCTCCGATATCTCTGGTATTCTCTCCTTATACTGTTCCCAGTATTCCCTGTATTCTTTAACGTTTACCATGTAAATTACTGGTTTTGTTCTTATTATGTAAATACTCGTACTTGCACTTATAGAGATACAGCAGCACGTCCCAGAAGGGCGTCACGTTCAGGCTATCCATAGCACCGAACACACCGGAGCTGGCTACCTCGAAGGTGATACCCTTCCATCCCGTCCGGTCGTCGTAGGCGTGTCTACCCGCTGCGCCTGACTTGTTGAACAGGATAGCGAAGTTTACCTCCTCACCGTTGATACTCACCGGCTCGCTGACGATCTGCGACCATACCGCTGAAAACAGGTTTACCGCATGTACCACCAGCAGCGCCGGAGGCACCGGTACCGGCTTATCCTTGGGAATGTTTACCACCGGCCTGTACATCTTCCTTGTCAGGTCCTCGTACATAACTGCTATCTCGTTGTCCGGTTCTCCCGCGTCGATGGCCTTCTTCACCAGTCCCAGGATAGTCAGGCAGTCCGTGAAGTCACCGAACGTCATACCCTCCAGCATGTCACCAGGTCCTATCCATCCCGCGTACTCCTTCAACATCTGGCGGCCTGTCCTGAGGCGTGGCGTCACTGTGCGCCCTCCATCCGGACGGTCTTCATAGATAAAGAAGCCGTCCAGTTTCTCCAGCTGGCCGCTTACCTCCTTCACGATCTCAGGCTTATAGTCGGTATAGTCTATTTTCAGTCCCAGCAGGCATGACACCCAGTGAGTACGGAAGCCTGCAGGCTCCAGGTATCCCTGTGTCATCAGCGAAGACAGTTTCAGGAACTCGATATACTGGTCCCTTGTCAGTTCCTCCAGCTGTGCCGGTATCTTGATGGTCTTACCCTTGAAGATAAAGTCTATCATGTCAGAATGTTATACCTTTTGTCTGTAGTGTCGGTCCGTTTACGTGATAATCTACCGGCGTCTCTCCTGCCTCCAGTTCCGTCACCAGGTCTGTCAGTTTCTCCAGCTGTGCCGCTGCATCTGCAGCCAGCGCTGCTGCCACTGATTCCCTGGCGGCCTTCTCTGCCCTCACCTTGTCGCGTACTGTCGCGCTCTGCTGTACCTGCACGATACCAGTAGGCAGTATCTCGATAGGCAGGCGCTCCACTGCTTTCTTGATGGCCAGCAGTGCCAGCGGACGGCGGGCGGCGTCCATGAGCTTTGCCGTCAGTGTCTCGTCACCCTGCAGCAGTCTGTCGAAGCGGTCGCGTGTCAGGATGGGGATAATATGGTCTTCCTGCACCTCGCGGATCATCGGTACCAGCGTCAGGAAAAGACGGTGGCTACCGGTATGGTAGTACAGGTCGAAGGTCTCCTTATCCCTGATCAGCAGTTTTTCT